CTAACACTCAGGTATTTCAAGCGCGCGTTTAAATACAGGCACAGGGTACTCCGGATCACGTAGCGACTCTATTTCTCTCCATGGCAAATATAAAAGTGCTTTGAGAATGGGGTCCTTTGACACAGGCGGGAAAAGAGAATCAGTTTTCGTTAAACCATGTAAGGCTGCATAATCACGAAAAATAGCTCTACTTGCTGTTATTTGAGCAATGAAGCAATTTTTTGGAACGGCCTTTCCCATCGTAGGTCCTAAGAGCCACGCCTTTTGCGCTTCAGTTCGAGGATGAGACGCCTTAATTGTTAAAGTGGCAAGATCTATGAGCCCCACCTCATTAGCAATCGATTTATCAATCACATAAAGGTGACCTTCACCCTCTTCATAGACATAACTAACGTATTTTTTTCTTTCCCATAGAAAGTTTTCATCACAATCTTCACACATGTCGATGCTGGGTGATTCGGTATACTTATGGCTAGCAAACCATGCACTTACAGCAGGACTAGAAGAGCAGTCAACATAAAATGATCTCCATCCATAATGTTGCAAAAGGGCCTGAACATAACCTATGTCATTGACATGATCACCAATTAGCACCTCAAGAACCTTGCTCGCATAACGGGACCATTTGATTGTTTCTGTTGGAATACAATCCTGCCGATCAAATGAAGCGATAATGGATGGCTCTCCAGGTTCACCATAGTGAGTAAGTTGCCCCCTAAACAGTACGTCTTGACCAAATTCGTCTATCAACGCTTCCAACTCATTAAGCGTACTTACTTTAATATTTTTCATTTTTATCCATTGGCTAGAGTCAAAAAGGGAACTCAAGAAACCGACATGTGTGGCAATAAATTTTCTAATCGGAATTAAGCAAATAATTTCAGTGAAAAACCTTTTGAATACAGGAAGGCAATAGTGAAAAGATATTTACATATTATTCATACTCATTTCAATAAAGGATTGTTTGTATCAATAAATTATTCGCAATGAGATTATTAGCAATTAATGATGTTTTATCAACTACAAAAAATAGATATCCCCGTATAGACAGGGCTATCTTTTGGTCACATCCAGTGGATCTGTTGCTGGCCTGACGTTGTCGGATGCAGTGCCGCTGGCACTACTACCCCCGGCGATACGATAAAGCGCTCGACCGTCTCAGTGGTCACAAACGTCGCGCTGCAGTTGATGTTTGTGCACTGGTGATATCGCTCTTTGGTCGTGTCAGTAAAATAGCGACTTGTGCGGGCGTGAGCGGCAAAATGGCATTTTGGACAGTGAAACATGGCGAGCACCTCATTTAATTTCCGATGCGTTAATTTTACTCACTTTACCCTTACATAACAAACACTTAAAAACAAATCACTGCGTTAATTCTTCGCTTTCGTACTCCACATCCGAAACCTTCACCTCAAGCTCTAAACCCGTCGTGTAGCCGCTCCCGTTGAGGTTATGCACCACCCGGCTTATTATCCATACCTGCTCGTCTATGACGCGCTTAAAGCCTTTCACCGCGACTGGCGTTTCAGGAAATAAATCGGCGCGGCCAATAGCCAGCGATATTGAAAACTCAGCGACACCGCGCTGTAGCTTGTCCCATTTCGCCTGAGCGGCGCGCATGGCCTGCGCCTTTGTCGCGTAGATGGTCATAAGTTCCAGCACGTTGTCAGCCTCACCGGCCATATACTCACCCTCGCGCGCTTCCTGCTCATTTTTGGCTTTGGCATTCGCCGGGGCTTTGGTCGCTTTCGGGTGCTGCAGCGCGCGGAGCTGTTGCTCTTTGGGCTTTCTCTTGAGCTTCACCTTTTGCTTTTGCGGCTTCGGGTCTTTGGTGTGCAGCCACTTTGCCGTAACGCCGGTGTAGGCTTCCCGGTCAGCAATGGCAAACTGATGACGATCGCCGTCCCCGCGCTCAAGCGTCATCTGCGGAATGGGCTTTCCGCTGGCCGTCTTACCGCTCCCCGCTTTAAGGAATAACAGTTTCCCCGCTTTTACCGAAACCGACGCCCCGTTCCGTTCCGCCAGGCGGGACAGAAACACCGCGTCTGATTCCTGCGACTGGTCAATGTGAGGCACGGCGACGGCTTTCAGCGTGTCGGCCACGCTGGCCGTCAGTTTATTGCGTGCCGCAATCGTCTCCACAATTTGCCCGAGCGTGGTGTCATGCCATGACCGTTCCCGGCGAGAGTTCAGCGTCCCGCGAAAATCGGCGCTTCGCCCCCGGATGGTAAGCGTATCAGGTGCGCCCCTGTGCTCGATTTCATCGACCGTGAACGTACCTTTTTTTATCAGCGCGGACCCTGCCAGCCTAACCACAGCGTCAACGTTGCGCCACGCGGTGGCATTGCTATCTGGCCGTCAGTGTCATCAAGCTCGATATCGAGCTGGTCGGCCTCGAATCCGCGATTGTCGGTCATGGTCAGGCTGATAAGGCGGTCACTAAAATCCTGAGTGATATCGTCGTTATCCAGCTTGAGCATAAACGCCGGGGCAATCTTCGCCCCGGCCTGAATATCCATTCCTGTAATCATCCTGCCAGCCCTCCCAGCCAGTCACCGGCAGACGTGACCAGATTGTCGGCCTGTGTTTTCAGGTCGCCATAAATGGCCGCCAGCGATTTATCGACCCGCTTAAGGGAAAGGCTAAACTCGATTTTTCTCGCCGCTCCGTCGCTGAATAGTTCGGTGTGCGTGTGCGTCACTTTGTCGATGACATACATGCCGTGGATCATGCCCGTTCCGTCAATCAGCGGCCACGCTCGCCCCTCGTCTGCCATCAACTCGATGGCGGTCAGTGACAGACGTCCGCCGGTAATTTCGGGATAGAGCACTCCCGACAGCGTGCGCGTGGTTTCACCTTCCCCGAGATACTGGTAAGCCGGTGGCCTGCCGATACGATCGTTTGACGCCCAGCGGTAATCCTTCGAATACTGCATAGACTGATAGGGCAGCGTGCGGCGCTCAAACACAAACAAACCTAAAACCATTAACATGCTTTATCCCCCTCAGTCATGGCGCATACTTGAGCGCTGACGCCAGATAACTTCACGGTAGGCGTTTTCCTGCAGCAGTTTCACAATCGGCTCTGACTCAAGTGCCAGCGTCCGGGCGATAGCCTCCTGCTGATTTTCGGGATAAAGCGAAATTAGCGTCGCAATGCGTTCGGCAAGAATGGTTTCAAAGTTCAGTTCTTCCACCACATCGGGAACGGGTAACTGATTCAGGTCAACGGTTGCCATAGTGATTTAGCTCAGTGGAATGGTGATGGAAAATGGCTGGCCGCCGGTCGAGCGGGTGCCGGTGATGTCGACATACAGCCCCCCGTCGATCTCTGACCGTTCAAAGGAAATGGTCGAGAGGTCTACGCGTGGCTCCCACTTCTGGATCGCGGAATAGCACGCGGCCATAATCTGCAGGCGCAGCGCCGAGGTCTGCGGCTGGTCAATCATCTGCGACAGGAGAGAGCCGTATTCACGGCGCATGACGCGCGACCCAACCGGTGTGACCAGAATGTCGCGCACGCTTTGCCGGATATGCTCAACCTCAGAGATACTGAGGCCGGTCCGGCTGTTCATTCCCAGATAACGCACCGTCATTGCGTCCCCTTAGTCCAGCTTCCGCCGCTCTGAACGTTGCCGCGTGCGTGGTTGTCCACCTGCACGCCGTTTGATTTCAGTGTCCCGCCGGTGTGCTCAATGTTCCCGGACATAGTCCCGCCTTTCTTTACTTCGAGCGTGCCGGTCGTCAGTTTGTTGGTGCAAACAACCTCCGGCGTATCAAGCGTGATACTGGTCGAGGCTTTCACCAGCACCACCGGCACGGTTGCCGTAATGGACTCAGACGCGATGATGTCAGCGGTTTTGATGCCTGACACGGTGAGCGCGCCGTTTTCGGGTTCGTACTCGATAACCGCCCCGTCAGGAAAGGACGCATGAAATGCATCAGGTGAGGCAGACGGCGCGGGATGGTCGTCAGAGAAAATGCCGGGCAGCACAAAGGCCGTGTCGAGCTCGCCGCCGATCGCCAGCAAAAGTACCTGCTCGCCAACGGACGGAGCCCACCATACGCGCGAGCGACCGGCGCGACAGGTTAGCCAGTTCAGCCAGGTGGTTTCCATGCCGCCAGTCTGGACACGACAAAGCCCCTCGTCGTGGTCGACCTCGGTCACGATGCCGGTGCGGATAAGGTTGCGGATCGCGCGTGTAATTTCCTGCAGAGAATTTAGATTACTCATGGAGAAAGGATGCCTCTGACAGCTAAATAACTCAAAGCCAAGCTCACGGCTAGTCCATGACACAACATTGAAATAATTTGTAATAAACACTTCCATCATAAAAATCAAAAGCATATATTATTCATGGGTAAACACCCTCACCTAAGCCAAATTAAATCCTTCAACCCAATCATTTAAAATGGAATTATTTATGACCACATGCATTATTTGCAGATTAGAAAAAGATAACATGTCAGATGAACATGTTATCCCTGACTCGCTTGGCGGTTACTATCACATACACACAGTATGCAGAGATTGCAACTCTCTATTGGGAACAAAGGTAGACACTCATTTAATAAATAATAAATTTGGTGAGTTATATCGTAGCCGATACAATCTTAAGGGGAAAACCGGTGGCATTCCTAACCCATTAGGTGGAATCTTTACAAATGAAGAAGACCCAGAAATAAAGGCAACCTATAGGAGGAAAAAAGATGGGAGTTACGAACCTTATTTCATGCCGTATTCTAAACTCATAAAGGATAACGTAGGAAATGTTATTGGATTAACCATGTCATTAGATGAGTCTGATCTAGACCAGCAAGAATTAATTTTAAAAAAAATACTGGAGAGAAACAATCTAAAAGAATCTGATATTGTAAAGACAGACACAAAAAAAGTTGAAAATAATTCAGCATACAAATCAACATGGAGTATGAACTTTGAAAAAATGAAAATTGGAGCATTGAAGATCGCATATGAGTTCGCAGTTGACTCTATTAATGGATACTTCCATGATAAGACCGCAATAAAAATCTCTCAAATACTACTCCAAGGTGATATTGAAGCTGCAGCAAAATATGTAAATATTGGTGACGGACTAAATGAAGAAATCATTAAACCATTCGAACCATATATCGACATGGAAAGAAATAGACATCTTTTAATTCTTACAACCAACAATAATTCACTTTTTTGTCTAGTGCGAATCAATGGTGTTTACACCATTGGCATCACACTATCAAAGAAAAATTACTTAACCATCCAACAGTCAATTATTGGTATAAATGATGTTGAAAACAAAAGATTTGAAAAAGTAAAGTTTATTGACGGCCTAAATGCCATTCAAGGCCCTATTACATTGAATTTTTTATTTAAAGGAAAAAATATCACTGAATTTGAGCAAGGATTTGAGCCATTTGAGCACTCGACTGCCAACACTCCAAAAGATTTAATCCCCTTATATGACCAACATGAAACCTACATTACTCTATTACATGAGGTAATTGAAAAAACCGATCCATACAAAGACATACTTGCAAATGTTTGTAAGAAAGGCTCAACTTTTAAAGTTCCATTACCACGCTCTTACATAAAATATCACGTACTATCCAAACACACAAATAAATACTATGAAATAGATGAGATTGAATTTAAACAAAATTGGATTGATTTTTTATAAAGCCCTTCACACATCGTAATAAGCCCACTGAGATTAGTGACTGCGTTATAAAAGCAATCACTAATCTTAAATTCCATTATTAGACAAACACATATAGACTTCCTTCATAATCATCTTGATATCATAATTACTTACTCCAACTAACTGGCGAACTGGATAAGTTATAGTTTTACTATTTTTGTTTGGTGCGTCTTTTAACCCAAATTGATGCACCCGCGCAATCCGTTGTACCTTTCTGGTAAATTCCACCACAGCCGCATCATTGCGGCAACTGGCTTTCATGTAGCGGTTAGTACGCAACTTCGTAAACATCGTCCGTTTAATCCGCCCGCTTTTAGCCCTGAGAGGCTGACGCTTTCGCGCCTGATAGGGGGAGCCGTCAGGGGCTTTTTGCAGTTTGATGCGTTGCTGTTGCGACTTGCGCAACTCTTTTGCTATCTCCCCGGCCAACTTCCGGCGCGCTGCTGGTGACAGGGCAGCGATCAGACCATTGAGCCGGTCGTCAAAGGGCTTAAATTCACTCATCCCATTTACTCGCCAGCTCTCCGTCAAGATAAAGCTCTTTTGGTGGTGTTACGGGTTCCGGTAGTGGCGGCTCAGCAGCATAGCTCACGTGCAGCACGCCGTTTTCCTCCCTGATGATGGTGCGCTCGGTGAGCTGCAGGCTGATGCTGATATCGACGCGGTCCCCGTCGTTCAAATCCATCTGGAAACGGTAGCCCTTTTTGCGGCCGTCATCGAGCGTGCAGATATCTGGCTGGTTTTCCCTGAGCCATGCGGCCACCGGCACGAAAATCAGGTCAGGGTCGCCCACAAAGTCACACACGATCACATTCAGGGTGTAAATCTTTTCGTGTGACAGAGTGGCCGCGAGCCGCGCATCGATATTCCCCTCATCGGCAAAGATACGCATCATTTCGGGGTTTGTTTCAAGCTGCGGAACGGCTTTAATCAGCGCTTCGCGCAGGCTGCGTGCTTTCTTCATCGAGTTTATCCTGACAGTCTTTGACGGTTTCAACCTGCAGCGCGCAGGCGGCGAGCGCGTGCTCAAGCCTGCGAATATCGGCGCTCAGATCGCCATTAGTGGCCGGGTCGCTTCCCGGCATCGGGCAATAGCTCACCTTCGGGCAGGCGCTGTAAACAATGACCGGCGGAGGCGCAACCGGCGCGGGTGTGCAGCCTGCGCACAACATCAGGCAGCTCAGCGCTGTTCCAGCGGCGTAACGTTTCATTCTCATTTATCAGCCTCGTAATGGTTTGTTCGCGCCGCACGGCCATCGCGCCGGCGGCCAGCAGTTCACCGTGTAAACTGACCTGCGCGGTTTCATTTCGCCTGGCAATTCCCTGCGAAACGGAAAGCTGATTTTTCAGCATTCCGATCGCGTTTTTTTGTTCCGTGGCGACCCTGTTTGCCCGTTCAAACGAGCGCCTCAGGTTGCCGTTTTCATGACGCTGCCAGTGCACAACCGCCATCAGCGCAGCCAGTAAAAACAACATCACTTTCATTGAATCCCCCTGAGGCAGTAGGTACGCTCGCGCGCGGCGATTCTCCAGCCCTTTGTTAACTTCGCCATTCACATAAACCCAGCGGGTGAGCTGGTCGCACGCCTGCGGCCATTGCTGGCGTTTGATAAACGAGACCAGCGTCGACCGGCAGGCTGCGCCGGTTCCCACGTTGAATGAGAAGCTGACCAGCGCGTCGTAAACATGCGGCGGCATTTTCACCGGCGCGCACACGGCCAGACGTTTCTCGACGTTCAGCACATCCGCGACGAGATTCGCCGCCGCCTGCCGCTCGGTGATTTCCCCCTTTGGCACGACGCCTGCAGTGTGGCCGATGCCCGACGTCCACACTCCCGCGCTGCACTGGTAAGGCGTCAGGCGACAACCTTCGAGGTCGGCAATCAGCGCCAGCCCCCCGGGCGAGGTGTTAAGCAGACGAAAGTCAGGCATCAGCACTGCCAGCGCCAGCACGGCGGCCACACTGCATTTTTTAACGATTGATTTCACGAATACCCGTTCTGGATCGCCGCGACATCCTCGACTATGTCGAGTGCATCAATAACGGCAAATGGTACGAGCCGCCGGTCAACTTCTCGGAACTGGCAAAAAGCCTGCGCGCAGCCGTACACCACAGCTCCCCGATTTACGTAAAGCGCAACATTCTGACCAGCACCTTTATCCCGCACCCGTTGCTGTCTCGTCAGGACTTCAGCCGCCTTGTGCTTGATTATCTGGTGTTTGCAAACGGCTATCTCGAAAAGCGCATGAGCGTGACCGGCCAGCTCATGAAGCTTGAAACCTCACCGGCCAAATACACACGCCGTGGCGTGGAGGATGGCGTTTACTGGTACGTGTCGGACTATACGCACCCGCATCAGTTCGCCCCCGGTTCGGTGTGCCATCTGCTTGAGCCCGATATCAATCAGGAGCTCTACGGGATGCCGGAATACCTGAGCGCGCTCAATTCCGCCTGGCTGAATGAATCCGCCACGCTGTTTCGTCGCAAGTATTACCAGAACGGCGCGCACGCGGGTTACATCATGTACGTGACCGACGCGGCGCAAAGCAGGACCGACGTCGAGGCGCTGCGCTCCGCGATGCGCGACTCGAAAGGACTCGGAAATTTCAAAAACCTGTTTTTCTACGCCCCGAACGGGAAACCGGATGGTATTAAGATCGTGCCGTTGAGTGAAGTCGCCACGAAGGATGATTTTTTTAACATCAAGAAGGTGAGCGCCGCTGACCTGCTCGATGCGCACCGAGTGCCGTTCCAGCTCATGGGCGGCAAGCCTGAAAATATCGGCTCGATGGGGGATATTGAGAAGGTGGCTCGGGTATTTGTGCGTAACGAGCTGACACCGCTGCAGGAGCGTTTCAAAGAGATAAACGACTGGCTCGGGATGGAGGTGATCCGCTTTAAGGATTATAACATCGAGGCCGAGTAACCCCCGTTAAAATGCCGCCTCCGGGCGGCACTTCCTCAGAACTCACCAGACGTTGCACACGCCACGTAATCCTGCCACCAACTCACATCCAGCCTCACCGCTCAGCGCGCCACCATGACGCTCACAGACGCGCAAAATAAATCCTGTCACCACGTCTGGCGCGCAGTGCTATCCCCGCCTCGCCTGCCCGCTTAATGTGGCGGATTTAATGCACGTGCATCTGAAGTGCCGAACCGCGTCAGTGCTGGCGCTGGCAGATAAACTCCTTAATAAAAAATGTATGCAAATTCACGCACCGATGTCGTGCACTGCTAAAGCTGCTGAATTTGAATGATTTTCAACTCAAGGTTGCGCTATATCACTAAAATTATAAGTAGTTATGAGCCCTACTATTTTTGCGCTTGAAACCCCCACAGACTTAAGATAGATCTTTATGATTTAGGGGGCTAGTGAGCAACCTAACACTACACACAAATCATATATGACAAATGAGGCGTAAACATGGAACTTAGGCTAAAAAATGTCACAAGTTACAATAAAAACATTTTCACGAATGTAGACCTCTCAAAGAAAATAAATATTCTATATGGTCAAAACGGTTGTGGGAAATCTACAATCTCCAATTTCTTTTACAATACGACCCACAAAGATTTTGCAGAATGCGAATGTCCATTACTAAACGACTATCGCCCAATCGTTTATAATTCAAAATTTATCGAAGATAACTTCTATCATGCAAAAGAACAAAAAGGTGTATTCACTCTCAGTAAGAAAAATGCAGATATAGAAAAAGATCTAGCAATAAAAGAAGGCTTAAGACAAGATTTAAAAGAACAATACCGGAATAAAAGAGATGCAGCAACAAAATTAAAAGAAGAACAAAACACCAAAGAAAATGACTGCATCGAGGCCATTTGGGTAAAAACAGAATCGATAAGATCGTCTGATCTAAAAAACGTCATGCGAGGTCCACTAGGGAGCAAAAAGGCTTTTTTTGCTCAATTACAAAAAACACCTGCATTACCAATCACAAACTTGGAGCAACTATCTAAAGAGTACAGCGAACTGATAAAGCACAAAAATAAAGAAATACCTCTCATCACTGCTTTGCTATCATTTGCACTTTCAGAAGAAGATAAGAAACTATTAGCCACACCTATTATAGACTCAAGTAACAGTTATTTATCGGAAACAATAAAACGACTTCAAAATCTTGACTGGGTAAAAAAAGGGAAAGAACTTTATCTTAAAGATAATTTATGCCCATTCTGCCAAGAAAGCACAATCAATGCTAAATTCATAGAGGCAATTGAGTCTATCTTTGATGAAAGTTACTCTAATAAAACAAATCAAATAAGCGCAATTAAATCAGCTTATGAGTTAGCTACGAAACCAATTTATCAAAAATTAACTCAAGAAATATCTACTTGTGAACTGATAACTGAAGAGGATAGAGAAATCACCACTTCTCACATCAAAATTTTAGATGAAATTGCAAGCAAGAATATAGATCTAATAATCAGCAAACTTCATAACCCTTCATCTATCATCATACTTGAGAGTGATGAGTCAATCGAACAAAAGATAATTAAGTGCATTACAGATTATAATACAAGAATTAAAGATATTAATCTTAAAGTTGCAAAGTTCAAGGAAACCGAAAACGCAGTTAAAAGTAAAATATGGCCAGCTCTTAGAAACTTTTGCAATCCAGAATTAAATGCTTTAGCTGCTCACGAAAAGACCTTTCAAGATAACCACAAAAAGATTCTTGATGAAATGAAAGAAATTGAAAATCAAGGAAAGGACAATACTAAAAACATTAAAGAACTGAGAGAACAGATTTCGAACATCGATGAAACAATCGAGTCTATCAACTTGAGACTGAAAAGTTTAGGCATATATGGTTTTAGTGTAAAAAAACACGAAGAAAATAAGGATATGTACATCATTTCCCGTTCAGACAAAGATGAAAATGATGATGTATACAAATCCCTTAGTGAAGGAGAGAAAACATTAATCACTTTTCTCTATTTCTTGGAATGTTGCAAAGGGAAAACGGATAAAGACGACGAAGATAACAGAGATAATTTAATAATCATTGATGACCCAATATCTAGCCTTTCACAAAATTATGTTTATGATATAGCATCAATCATTCATTATGAACTAATCAAAAATGAAACCACAAAAAAAATACTAATACTCACTCACAATCTCTATTTTTTCCATGAGTTGATAAAATTATCTCCTAAAAGTAAAGATGACAAAAAGTTCAAGCGTGATTACCGTCTTTTTAGAATCACAAAGAATGAATTTAGCACCATCACCGAAATACAAAAAAATAGTATACAAAATGAGTATCAATCACTTTGGCAAATATTAAAAGACGCTAAAGAAGAAAAGGTCAATAAAATCATAATACCAAACATAATGAGAAACATTTTAGAATACTATTTTGGCTTTGTTCACAGAACAGACTCCTTACAAGATGAACTAACTAAACTCGAAAAAGATGAGAATAATAGCGATTTTAGGGCGTTTTATCGATACATAAACCGAGGTTCTCATTCTGACTCTGTGAATATCACCGATATGGGTGACATTGACCCAGACAAGTACCTCAAACAGCTAAAAAGTATATTCTCAGCAACAGGAGATGAAAAACATTATGCTAAAATGATGGATGAAATCGATGAGGAAATCGCTACCGCTTAGGCCGCATATTATCGATTCGGGTATGAACGACGGTGCTTGCGCACCGTCTCCCAACGCCCGAAGCGGTAGCGGTTGTACTGGCGTACATTCACTAGCTTTAACATGAGTTTATCTCCATGCAAGCGCCATTGTTGCCAATAGCAGCCTTTATACCCTCTGTATAAAGCTAATACGAAGAGTAATGCAATGTAGATATCCCAAGCGGTAGCATGGACATTCTATTAAATTTTTTTCAGAAGTCAAAATTTAACTTGATTTCATCCCACTCCTGAGCAACCGAGTAGCTAAAAGACTTATTGCCATAAACTACTGTTGCACCACGCGTCAGCGCGTTAAGTTCCCACCGTTCCGGGTTAATCCCTTCCAGAGCTAAATCGAAACGAATTTTTGCGACGCGATCCCTTTCGGCTTTTGTCATCCTGGCTGATGGCGCTTGCTCGCTCGTTTTGAGCGGCGCATTCCTTCTTTGCTGGCGATTCTTACGCGGTACGCCAGCTTTTAACGCTCCGTTAAGCACCTTCACGACGTCCGGCTCATTCCAGCCGATAACCCCGCGCTCAATCAGATGTAACACCGCTGCGGCTTGCTCAGACGGTGTGGGGGTCATAACTGGATCGCCGCCGCCGGTGAGCTTTCCACAGTTATTGACAGGACTCCGAGGCGCGGCAGAGCCGCTTTTTAAGGTCAAAGGCTCAACGGCCAAAACCTTTGGAACAATGCGCCATTCGGCTGTACGGGTTACATGGACACGGTGAGCCCCGAGGTGAGGGGCATAAATCCCGATAACTCTCTCGATATCCTCCTCGTATTCGTTGACCTCATCCGTCAGCTTTCGGGCGACCCTGACGGCCTGAGCATCACGCGGCATATTTGCCCCGTCCTGCGCGATGATATACAGGTCAAAATCGCCCTTATCTGCAGCCGCTCGCGCAGCCTCGACACGGTCGTCAAACTCGCTGGCGATACTCACGCCGCGCGGCAGCTTGCGCAGTTCGCGGTAAGCGCCCATTGTCGGAAGGCCAATCGGTTTAAACTGAGGGATGCGCCATGTAGACGCCCATGCGGTAACGGCTGCGGCCGTGTCTTTCAGCGGCTTGCCGGTGTCGTGGTCGAGCTGGCCATCGAGCGCGTAGCCGTCGATATTTTTGGCAATGTATTTAGCGATGTAACCCGCCGCACCGCCCTGATTAAGATGACGGGACTCAAAGCGCTGTTTTGCCGCGCCCTTTTCGTGCCCGTCCTCTTTAAGGGCATAACGACGCATAATTTCGTTAATGGCTTTACGTTGACCGGGTTTGCAAAAAAGCATCATGTGCCAGTGTGGCGTGCCGTCGTGGTGCGGCTCGACAACACGCATCCCGTAAACTTCTAAATCGTTATCTTTGAACGCAGTGCGCATGAGGCTCCAGATTCGGCAAAGATAGCGCTGGCCGTCTTTGGGCGTGAATGCGGTTTCGTTCCAGCCGTGATTGAGCTGTACCGTTTTGCTTTCACCTTTGCCGACCTGACGAGTCGGGTGATACTTCGACGGCGTGGTCAGCGTGATAAACATTCCCACATCACCAACGCTGGCCGCGTAACGTTCAATCCCGGCGATGGTATTCATCAGCTCCATACGACGTATTTCAGGGTTTGAGATACTCCCCATGACCTTACTGATGAGGTCGATACGTTCGCCGGTGACTTTGTTTTCCAGCTCGCATGATTTGAGGTATTCAAGATTAGCCAGGCGGCGCGCGTGAACATCGCGGATCGCCCTTTTGCTGGCGTAAGGTGAGCGGTCTTTATTGACCTCACCGGCAGCGATGAGCAGCGCCTCGCACCAACGCATACGCTGCGCCTTGAGCTGGTTAACCCACCACTCATCCTTAATCAGTCGGGAAATAGCGGAAAATGCCATGCGGATCGTCATCTGACCCTTACGGTATTTTTTCCAGTACATCGGGTTGATGTTAAATGCGCGAGCAATACCGGCCACTTTCCCGTATAGGTGCGACTGAGCTTCATCGGTGAAAAGTGTCTCTTTCCCGCCGTGAGCCTCCGCCCATGCGTCGCTTAACTCCTCGTATTTGCTCCAGAGCTGAGAGGTAATTCTGGCCGCAAACTTCCTGAGCTCTTTGTCATTCATATCTGGTAAGCGCGCATACTGGTCGCGCTCGGACAGAAACCCAATCGAGGCGGATTCATTCATCCCGCACAGCTCATTAACACGCTCAAGACGCGGCAGCAGCTTGCGCTCAAACGTGTTTTTAAGGAAATACAGCCCACCTAAAGGGCTCTTTTTACGGCGGATGAAGTTATAACGCGATGTAAACAGCGTTTGCAGGAAAAACGGCAGACGGTCAATTCGGTTTAAAACACCTTGCACCTGACGGAGTTCGGCACGTGTAAGGGGTCTGTCGCGGCCAATAGCCTCTTTGGTGACGTTATTCCAGGGATAAGCACCAACGAATGAATCACTGGTGCCCTTCAAAAATGGTGGTGGTGGCGAGGGGGCAACACGCCCCCGAGGTTCGTTGGACATATTATTTAAAAGCGTCCAGACATTGCTTCCCCAAGCGTTCAATCCGAGCTTCCAGAACTGAGAAGCCGGTAAGATCGCTGGTCAAAAGATCATGCAATACCAGCCCTGAGATAAGCTTGTGGATAGTTGGGTAGTAACCCACAACGTCCAGCCATTCCTTACCTTCATTCTTCCCGGATGTAGCGGTCTTTTTTTCCTGCAAAATGAATTGGTAGCGATCACTGGTGATGACGTATTGGTTATTAATCTCGATGCGTATGCTCATTTTTGCTTCCTGTTAAAAGTGGTTAGCCAGCTCTAGCGAAAATTGAGTTGTGTAGCTTTTCAGACTCCTGGCCTAATAACTCGATAATCTCGGTGCGATTAAGTTCTGACTTACTGATGTACGCGATAAGTCCGTCAAACTGAGAAGAGAAACGGGTCGCCGTGTCGCACTGAGCCTCGCTTACTGCCTGCGCCAGATGTGCCGAACACATCCCCCGCTGTGCTGTATTTTGTTTTTACATTTGCCTATCTCCGGACAAAAGGAGTCCCCACGCTGTAAGGCGCGTAATAAGTCGAATCCAGATTAATTAATGTAAATACTGCTCAGGTTTTACCGAGGTTAAAATAGTTGGTGCGTACTCAAAAAGGCTGAACAGCTCTCGCAGAGCGCGGAAAAGTTTGTCGCGCCAATAACAGCCCTCTTCATTCAAACGCCAGTGCGGCATCATAAATTCCTGCTCTGTCAGTCCCGCATGAAGAAACAGTGATCGCCTTTGGCTAACGGTCAGGCGGCTGATGAAAGTTGCTTTCGACACGCCAAGTTGGCGGTGCCGGGCGAATGCATTTCTCAATTCATCAAGCGCGCAAACAAGACGCTCACGATCGGCTTCGGTCATTTCCTCTAAGCGCATGACAGAGTGACGCTGTTTTAATTGAGCATGGAAACAAACCGTAAGACGCTCCCGCTCCATCATCTGATTGTAAAAATCGCACGTGTCCTGCCAGCGAGGCTGAGCCAGATACTTGCAGACCAGACCGCGAAGCGCTATTGGCTGTTTCTGGATCACGTCCAGTGTCATTACCGTCATAACCACAGTCCTCTCTTTTTGACCAGACGGCGAACCTTCTCGATAACGCCCGGCTTACGGGTTCGGATGATTATGCCCTTGCGGCCGCGACCGTGAGTGATGGTGAAGTTGATAGGATTAGGGCTTTCTCTTCGAAGCAACTGTGCAATACAGCGAGGTTCACTATTCATAATGGCTCCCCTAATCCGAGCCACATCAGCCAACCATCACGAATTTCCTTCAGGCGGCTGTCATATGCCATCTTCATACCCTTGTTCCAGGCAGGCAGATAAACCCAATATTCCCCTGCGCGCCCACTCGTTGACTGCGGATCGGTCATCTCAACAACAGGCAACTTGCCCTTCTCAATCATCCCTTTAACCGCTGCGGGAGTTTTTCCAATAAGACGGGCAAATTCCTGATATGGAACCGCATCTGTTCTGCTTACAAGCTGGTTACTCATCTGTTACGATTCTCCTTTAGTGTGATTAATTGCTCTAAATAGGGTTTAGTTGCTCTAAAAGGTGATTCACCCATCGGTTATATAAATCTACGATAGGTGATAATATTCAACTATAGGTGATTTTATGTCAATGCAGATCCATGAAAAAATCAAGCTGATAAGAGAGTCAGAAAGGTTAAATAGGAGACAATTCAGCGAGTTAACTGGAATCGTTTACGGTTCTTTTTGTAGTTATGAAGCCGGCGACAAAAAGCCGGGAATCGAACAAATCATGAAAATCCTCCAGCACCCGCGCTTCACGAAATACACCATGTGGTTTATGACTGATCAAATAACACCCGAAGCTGGGCAGATTGCACCGGCTCTCGCGCACTTTGGGCAGCAGACAACAACGTCATCCCACTCAGACCAGAAAACTGGCTAACTATTTATGGCGCTTATTTGTGCAGTAAATGCACAGTGAGTTTCTCCTATTTAAATCAGGAAATTGAAGTACGCAGTAACATCATCGGGAGGCTTTATGTCTGTTAAAAAGCTCGATGATGGTCGATATGAAGTGGACATTAGACCGACCGGGCGTAACGGAAAACGCATCCGTCGGAAGTTCGACAAGAAAAGCGAGGCGATGGCTTTTGAAAAGCATACTCAATATAACCATCACTCAAAGGAATGGCTTTCAAAACCAACGGACAAACGCCAATTGTCGGAACTGAAAGAGTTATGGTGGAAGCTGAAAGGTAAACATGAGGAGCACGGTCAATCGTATCTCAGGAAAATTGAGCGTTTCGAAACGATGACCGGAAACCCGTGCGCTTTCCAGATCACCAAGAGCCTGATAACGCAATATTGTGCTCAACGTCGGGGTGAAGGTATTAAGCCAACTACCATCAACCGCGACCTGATCACGCTAGGTGGGATGTTCACAACCCTAATTGAGTCAGAACTGTATAACGGTGAGCATCCATTCAGGGGATTCAAAAAACTGAAAGAGCAGACAGCCGAAACGGGCTATCTCACTCTTGAGGAAATTGACGCCTTACTTGCTGCGCTCTCAGGTGATAATCGTAAAATTGCGGTTTTGTGTTTGAGTACCGGAGCAAGATGGGGAGAAGCTGCGCGATTGAAGGCAGAGAATGTGATTCATAACCGGGTGTCTTTCGTTAAGACGAAAACCAGCACACCGCGCACGGTCCCGATCTCTGATGACGTTGCGGCTTACGTAGTCGGCAAAACACGAGGTTTTCTGTTTCCTGAGGCCAGTTATGCTGACTTCAGGCGAACCCTCAAAGATGTTAAGCCCGACTTACCGGCCGGACAAGCAACACATGCGCTACGACACTCTTTCGCGACGCACTTTATGATTAACGGGGGCAACATCATCACACTGCAGAGGATCTTAGGTCATACGAAAATTGCGCAGACAATGGTCTATGCGCACTTCGCTCCTCAGTACTTGCAGGACGCGATTTCGCTTAACCCGTTGAAGGGAGCTAATGGTGGTCAGAGTGTCCACAATGTGTCCACACCCTAG